CTTCACGATACATTGCTGCACCGCTTTGTTGGGCCATTGTTGACTCGCCAGTTGAACCTAGTGACTTCATACCTGGGATGTACATTGTTGGCTGTCCTTTGCCAGACTGTCCATTTCCACCAAGTGGGTTAATCATTGTAGGATTGTTTTGTGGTCCATTTTGATTTCCACCACGATTGTCCATCGGTGCTGTTGTCATGGTTCCTCCTACTTAATATGTTTAATTTGAGTTTTAGATATGTACGGTCCTGCGGTAAATGCTGTTAGTTTGGCTGCTGCTTCCATTGCTTCATAAGCATCAGCACCTACAGTCATTGCTCCAAGTGCGTAAGGAGCGCCAGAACCTGCTGCATATATACCAGAAGAATTTTTACTTACTGAACACTCTTGGTCGACATCAAATATTTCTCCACCAAGTGCAATAATGAATTGAAATCTCAACTCTTTATTGTCTTCATCAAAGTTGTATCCATTGTCAGACAGGCACTTACGAAGTGAAGGCATAGCCTTTGCAATCATAAAGTGATACAAGTCTTTGTAATCTGCTTTAGTTGGAACTGGTGGTTCCCATATATGCTGTGCTACATCGCAAGGTAAAACCTCGCCAGAGCCAGCAACTAAATATGGGCCACGTTCTGCAATTTTTTTTACATCTGGATGGGTATAGATATAACCATTGGCATCTGTTGTCTGACTATCCGCAATAATGATTGCGTCTTTCTCATACTCAATGCCGATGATTGTAGTCATTGTCCCTGTCCCTTAATTACTTATCGTCTACGTGTTGTACTAACTCTTGATTGCGCTGTTCCTGCACCTGTAAGTCCAGAAATAAGACTCATGACATCTGGTGGTGGTGCTTGAACGGAAGGAGCGCCTCCTGCTGGAGCGCCGCCTGGAACAGGGGACGGCTGCTCAACAGGCATACCTGGAACCCCAGCAGGAGGAACTTGTGGCTCAGGTGCAAACGTCTCGGCAATAGCATCTTCTAATGCTTTTCCATTCTGACGTGCTTGTATCACCGAAGCAATATTTCTGATAATTGCCGATGGGTCCTGTCCCTGTGTTGCCATCTGTGGGATTGCTTGTGCTGTTGAGTTGAGTGCGCTTAGTAAACCTGAACGCAATTGTTCAATTTCAATCTTCTCAAGTTCTTGTGTAACGTTAACTGTGAATGGAAGTTCACGCATAGCCATATCCTTAGAGATGAGGCCACCACCTAGTGCTTGAAGCATGAAGATAAGACCCTGTGCTGGATTGAGACCAGCAAGCATGCCGTAACGAACATCAGCAGAGTAATCAGCCTTGATGTCGCGTGTTGGCTTGTACTTAACTTCGTAAGGTGAACCTGAATCCACTCCACGAATTGTCTTCTCGTCTGGGAAAATCTTCTCATCTACTTCAAAGCATATAGAAATTACATCACGAAGTGCAGCAGCAAAGATTGCCTGTGCTGACTTAACCTGTGTATCGAAGGCACCCATAAGTGCCTGAACGCCTTGTCCCGTAACAACAGATGCGTCGATGTTTCCTGTGCGACCTTCTGGGTAGCGTGAGCCGACTCGAAGTTCTGCATTTAAAAGTGTTTGCTCTGTAAAGGCACCTTGAGGAATGTTGAGTTCCACACGGCGTACACCTGCTGGGTTTGCTGTACGAATGACAGCATCTCCACCAAGTTGCAATTCTTGAACATCCTGAGGAAGGACGATTGGAGCCTGTACTGACTTCTCTGCTGCTTCCATAGCAAGGAGAGCAAAGCGGTTGCGAAGCAACTGAATTCCAAGTACGTCATCAAACTGTCCACGTAGTTCACCATCGATAGATGGTTTACGTGCAACAACAATCATCATCTTTCCGATTGGGTTCATCGCTCTGGAAAGAATTAAGTTCTTCTTTTCAGGGATGTAAACGATTGATTGGTCAGCATCATAGTAGCGAATCATCTCTAACTGATGGTTGAGGTCCTGCTCATAGCCCATACGGCCAAGCAGTTGTGACTCATAATCAGGGAACTGAGATACGAGTTCGCCTAGTGACATGACATATCGTTTAGCGAATGCCACACAACGTCCGTAGCGGTCAAATTCTGGGTAAGCCCCAATAGGATTTTCTACGCGGATTCGTGGCAGTTTGCTTTCTTCGTCTAATTCGATAACGAAAGGGACGAAACCATATGTGATATACCAGTCTGCTCCTGAGTACATTTGTACTGCAAGGTCAGAGTGGGAAAAGTAATTTGAAGCGATGCGTGTGCGCTTATCAGCGAACTGACGAGCCTTGTCGCTTGTCTGGCTAACTGCAGAACAGTTAACGGCAGGAAGTGGTGCCATAACCTCAGATAGGTCACGAGCCACGATGTCGATAAAGTTAGCAACTACGTTTGCGTCTACACCGTCTGGGAAGAAGTCTGGGTAAACCTCAGAGATTTTTCCCTTACGGACAGCAAGGACGTCCTGGTTGCGAGAATCTCGCTCAGTATTGCGGTAGCGTAGAGATTCAACTCTCGCTACAACTTGGTCCATTGATAACGCCATTGGTTTCCTATCCGTAGTTCTCTTGCCATTGTTGCGCAAAAGCATCGTCTAAATTGATTGAGTTGCGTGTTGCTCGTTGGGCGCGTGTTGCCCATCGGTTAGTTTGATATTGACCTACACGACTTGATATTTGCATCAACTCGCGCACTCGAATTACGGCAAACCATAAAGCCATAACACAGTCTGTTGGGTTCTTAGTGTCTGGCTTCCATGTAATCAATTGCTGTACAAGAGACTTTAAGCCTTCTGAACCTTCATTGCTTGGAATCTCAATCATGCCATTGTCCTGGAAGCGTCCATCTTTGACACTACCAAACAAAGGTGACATTGATGCCACACCGAAACCTACGTCCCATTTATTCTTACCAGTAAAGTGCGGTTCTAACCTGCAACCCCACATGGTAAGGAAATCTTTAAGGTCAGTATCCATTGAGTAGGCTTTCTGGTGGGCGTTGATTTCCACTCGGAACTCCTGTGGGCGGTATCTTTCTACCCACTCCTCAATAAGAGCCCTCTCCTTTTGTGGGGAAGGGTCTGACATATTGACGCAATCTAAAACATATATATGACTGTCAACTCGATTATAAGTTACAGCCACGAAGGCCGAACGGCCTGCCACTGCTGGGTCGAATCCGATGACTGTGTAGGAACCTTCGACTGCTCTTGGGTGCCCTGGAGTACCTGGTTTAAGCGGTCCGCGCTTTCGCATACCGTTAACACATCCTGCCACCGCTGTTGGTGAAAAGATAGAATCTGATTGGACATCTTCTTGTTGGTAGACCATAGCCCATACCGACGGAGCGACCTCAGAGCGACGCTTAAAGAGAGAAGGTCCATCCCACTTGGGATAAAGTCCATCCTCGAATTGCTCGTCGATGTCATTTTCTTGAATGTTGGTTTTAGGCCAAAGCGTTTTCCAGTTTTTAGGGTCTTCATCAAACTCCAGTACTGCAGGCATAGCGCAGTATGTAAATGGAGATTTGCCACCTGTCCACTGGTCGCCGCTTCGTATCATTTTATATAAATCAATGGGCGCGACACGGGTTCCTACAATAACTAGTTTTCCGTGCCGCCCCAGGCGCGTGATAACTTCTTTTTGAAGCCATTCAATTTGCTTCTCCCACTCGTGGGCATTTGAGTTCATCACAACGTCATCTAGGATAATTAGGTCGGCTCGAGCACCGTAAATCTGTGAACCAAAGCCTAGGGCTTGGACAGTAGGGTCTTTTTCTCCAGAGTCACGACCAGTGCCTAGATAAATCATATCGGCAGACCATTGAGTTGAATCTGCCTTATACCCACCGTTAGGGCCGAAGGCCGTTTGCAGTTTCATGTATGCTGGGTGGGAAAGTCTTGTTTTAATAGCACCTAAGAACTTACGTGCCATACCCTGAGTCTTTGAAACTACAATGACTCGAGTATTTGGCTTAGTTACGATTTGGTGCAAAACATAGTTGGTTGTAATCGTGGTTGACTTGGCATGCTCTGGTGGCACGTTAATCAAGACACGCTTTGGGTCTCCTGGCTCGTAGGTCATACCTGCAGGTTGCCAGCGAGGTTCCTTGCCATCGATTAGGTCAATCCAGTTTAACTGATGGTCAAAGAGTTGGGTATCGAGGAACTGCATAGAGAAGTCCTCGTACGAGATGTCCTTTAGGTCGGCTAGGTCAGCCTTAATACCTTTGCCAGCAAGTCTGGCAGCATCAGCCTTTTTCTTAAATTCTTCGTCCACCATAGACCATTGACGGAAGGTGGTGTCGTTACGACCGACGGCGGCCATAGCGGCTGTGATGGTAGCACCCTGTTCTAGTAGGGCTAGTACCTTGGCTTGTGCCTCATCTTTGGGGATAGATTGTACCCCTGGCTTGCGTCCCATAACACTCCTAAAAACGCCCATTTAACGGTTGGGATAAACGGACAGTACTCTCCCAATATTATTATATATTATTATATATAGGAGGAGCGGAGTCTTAAACGGAGCGACTCCGTAAGATTATATATACATATAAGATAACCCGTTCAAACGGGTAAAACCGAACAACGTTCGGTAATA